GGCTATTTCCTGATATTCCGCCATCAACCGTTATTATAGTGTTACCGCTCCAGCCTTTTTTAAGATTTCCGGTGCTGTCATACAGCAGATTTCTGCCGCCGATCTCGACAGCATTCACCGCCGCGGTAATATCTGCCGCTGTTGCCGCTCCGACCTCGCTCGCCGTATATACAGGCTTATTCTCGGCTTTCGCCCATTCTGGCATATCTGTGATATCCGACACGTTATGTGTATGATTCTTTTTCGCCGCCCCGACTTCATCGGCTGTGTATGTAGGCTTGCTTTCAGCCTTTGCCCACGCAGGCACTGTCGGATCGGTTTCTTGTGTCAAGTATGCAGGCATATCTGTGATGTCGGATACCGTGTGCGTGTGTCCTGTATCTGCCTTACTGTCAAGTGCTGTCTGTGTCGCTGTAGATATCGGCTTGTCTATATCTGCGGTGTTGTCTACATTGCCAAGCCCTATCTCGCTTGCCGTATAAGCAGGCTTGCTTTCAGCTTTTGCCCAGTCCGCTATATCCGTGTTTTTCAGATATGCCGACAGATTCACCGAGATAACCCCGTCAGCCGTTACCGATATGTTATCGCCTATCATCACTCCGCCGAGCGTGTCGGCTGTCGCAGGCGACAAGGTATAACCTCCGCTGTCACCGCCGCACTTTATACTGCCTGCCACCCACAGATTCCCGCCATCGTCAAGCACCAGTGCATCGCTTTCGTAACTTCCTCTCGGTGAGCCGTTTCCGACAACAAAAAGGGCGTCCTTAGTCTTGTTCATTATGCCAAAAGCCGCCCCGCCTCGATAATCGGATACCGCATACATACCGTGAGCAAAGGACGCTTCTGCTTTCGCTTCGCTGTTAATACCGCCTGCGTGGCTGTACCAACCGCTTGCCGTTGTATTGCTGTTTTCTGCGTGGCTGTATCCGCCGCTTGCAACAGTGCCGTATCCTTCAGCGTGTGCGTATGCGCCGCTTGCTGTGGTGTTTTCTCCCTCAGCGTGCGAGCTTGTTCCGCTTGCTGTGGTGCCGTATCCTTCAGCGTGTGCGTATGTGCTGCTTGCTGTGGTGCTGTTCCCTTCGGCGTGAGTGCTTGGTGCTGTTGCCTTCGTGCCGTTTCCTTCAGCGTGTGCGTAAAGCGAGCTTGCGATATTATTTTCATAGTCGTTGAATATCTCACAGCCGATGCCGGTAGCGGTGAACTTGCCGACACTGCTGGCATCAAAAGCCGTTTTACCCACCCCATCAAGACGTTTTTCCGTCTTGCTTTTTACTTGCACAGGCATCTTGTTTATTGTGCTCGCATTCACCACTGATATTGCCGCCTCAGATGCGCTCTCTGTTGCCTCATCCGTCAGTTCCGCAAACGCACAGCTTACCTTATGTGCCCCTCTGTATTTCCATACAAGCAAAGTCGGGAAGAAAGCTATTGTGCCGTTTATATCTATCTTTCCGCCATTACCGAACAGCGTATCAAAGCACTCAATAGCAGGATTTCCGTTGAAAGAAAATTCCACACGGCGCAGTGCGATATAAATCGTGTTCACACACGTTTCAAAAGCTGTCTTACGCTCGGCGTCTGATACAGACTGCAAAAGCGGATTTTCCGGTATAAACATTGTGGCGTTTCGGGCAGCGGCATCCGGTAATGTAAGCACCGCATGATTTTTGTAAACATACGGTTCCCCATCAAAAGCAGTAGAAAAATACTTCGTCAGCGCTCTGAGGTCGAAAAACTCCGTGCCGGTACGCTCATAGCCCTCGACAGTGTAGTCTGCATCGTATACAAGCGCACCGTCAACGATTTTTTTCTTTTCCTTGAGTTTAACAATTTCGAGCTTGCCGTACCTGTTGATTCTTGCCGATGACGCCATAAGTGCGCAGCACCACTCGATAAGATCACGGTACGTCTGCACGGACGAAGAAACCGTTGAATCCACTGTCAAATCATAGTTCGGATATGAACTGAAATCTGTAGTAACAAGCGTTATTCCGACATCTGCGGCAAGATCCTTTATGTGCTGCTGCACCGTCTTTTTTCCGCCCGAATACACCGATATATCAACGTCAAACTTTGTGCTGTCATCAAAAGCGGTCAGCTTGTGAATACTGCCCTTACGCTTTGTAAGGCTGTTATCTACCGTAAATATTCCGAGCGGAACACTTTCCCAAGTCCCATCGGCAAGCTGTATTTCGTATTTCGGCGTTATCCTTGCATTCGCATAAGTCCTTGACAAAAAGTTATTGTCATACACCGTTATATCAAGCTGATTTGTGTAGAACGTACCTATTTCAAAAGTATCACCCGATACAAGCTGTTCTTTCAGGGTGACGCTGTTGTTCACGATAATATCATCGGTTATGTTTATCGTTTCGCCGTCACAGAGTTTAATTGCGCCGGTAATGCGGTCTGTGCGGTTTTTATCCTTAATAGCCGCCGTGTAAGCGGCTGATACATCAAGCATAGAATCACCTCTTAATATTCGATAAAGTTTACGCTTAAATCCCACAGCGTTTCTGCGGCAGTGTCGGCGTTAAGTACCATAGTTGCGCTTCTGTCGCCGGCATACATCGTGCAGGTCTTTGTGCTTGCTGTGGTCGGGTCGAAAAATGTTGCAGAAAACGAATCGGGAGAAATCGCATTTGCTATAGCGGAAAGCTGCGACCTGTTCACCCTCCAAGTTACCTGTATCTTATACACGCCCGCTCTGATACGGTTGCGGAACATCTTGCCTGTTTCGCTTCTGCCGCTGTCCTCGCTGTCAAGGTCGGAACGTTGTACAGCGTATGAGCGTGGCGAAATCGGCGTGAAGCTGCCGAATTTTATAAGTGTCTGCATATTAACTCCTTCCGTTAAGTCTGCGGTTTCTGACGGCATTATAGCGTGCTACGGCTTCACCGACCGTGTCTCCGTCTATATCGACCGTGACGTGTATATCTGCGGTCTGACCGCCTGTGTTGCTATCATACATAGCCGAGCGTACAGCATTATATATTGCTGTTTCTATGCTTGACGAGTTCGCAACTGCGGTACGGTTGCCGATAGTGCCGACAAGCTCAGGGCCGGCTTCGTTAGCTATGAATAAGTCGCCATAGTCGGGGAAACCGCCGTCGGCGTAACCGAGAATGCCGAGTGAACTTATATCTGCCCATGTAGACTGCCCTTTTAGACGACGCTTAAGAACAGGGTCAACCTCGTCATTTTTTATGCGCATAGCCGTTGTTTTTGCAAACTCATAAAGTGAAGCACCGTAATTGCCTTCATCAAACCATTTTTTCAGTTCTTCGTCATTGTTAATGTTAAAATGACTGACTGTTTCGCCATATGCGTCATCTGCACTTGTGCTGTCGTTTTTCACCATCCAATCCCGCATATACGTCAGCATTTCGCTGTATGTGGTGTTATATTTCTGACTACGTTCCGTCTTACCGGCAGTATCATTTATTACATTACTTAGCATTACACCTGCCTGATAGCATAACTCAGCACATTTGTCAAATGACTTTTGAAATGATGTGCCAAGCAGTTTGTCAACTTCACCGATGATTTTGCTACAAATTGTAGTTATACTGGGTGCTATATTAATAAACGAATTTTTTACAAATGCAAATACATCATCAATCGCCTTGTCTATATCTCCATTGCTGATGTCCGTAACTATGTCACCGATAAAATTGCCTAAATCCTTGAGCCATTTATCAAGATTAAAACCAAACATTTCATCTATTCCGTCAAAGAAAGGCTTTAACGTAGTGCTAAGATTGTTAAATAATGATTTAATAGAATTACCTATTTCACCGCTTTTCAATTTTCCCAAGAGCTTGTTTAATTCGCCCCAGATATTAGAAAAATCAATATCAAATGATAACGAACCTAAATCTATATTTTTAGTCTTCTCCTGCACATCACTCAGCGCATCAGCAAGGCTCTCCGCATTATCCACATCATCGCTTGATACCACGCTTGAAGCAAGCGTACCGGAATTTCCCGACAGTCTGTTAAGCTCGTCAAAACCTGCAAGACTGCGTTTTACGCTGTCTGTAAGATTATCTGTGCTTTCTGCGACATCATCAACGCCTTTCGCCGCTTTGTCTGCCGCTTCATTTTCTTCTTTCAGCTTTTCGGAATTGTCGTCTATGCCCTCAGTGCCTTTATTCGTGGCTATGCCAAGCAGTGCCAGCGCACCGACTATTATTCCTATCCAGCCCATAGTTGCCTTTAATGCGCTCGCATACGTCAACTGCTTTGGTATAAGTATGTTCAGTACGCCGGTATATGCAAGTTTTGCGGCTCTCATAAGCCTTGTTGCCGCTGTTACAGCCGGTATTGCCACAGCCATACCGATAGCAATTTTCAGCATTGTCCGCTGTGCAGGTGTTGCCGCTTCGACCTTTGCCTGTATATCCGCTACAATACCACCAAGCCCTCCGACAGCTTCTGCTACCGTCATTATCACGGGCTTTAATGCATTAAGTGAGCTTGACAGCACAGGAAGGACGTTCTGAGCGAGCGGCAGGAGTGCTGTACCGGCTTCTGCGGCAAAATTCTCAAGTTCTGCCTTGAATGTCGCAAGTGCACCCGAATAGGTATCGTTTTCCTTTGCGTAGTTTCCTGCCGCATAGTCCGACTTATCAAGGAACATCTGCATAGCGGCATTGACCTTCTGCTGTGTGGTTTCAAGCTTTCCAAGACCTTTTTCCTGTGCGTATATCTGCAGGTTCGTGTCGTTTATGGCAACACCGAGATTATCCATCATTGTGAAGTTGCCCTTAGCCATACCTGTGACCGCTTCCATTGCGCTGTCAACGGATATGCCCATAATACTCGCCACATCAGACGCTCGTTGCATAGACTGCGTTACCATATTGGCAGACTGTGCTACCGAAAAGCCCGAGCCCTGAAAGAGCGCACCCATCTTTGTAGCAGTTGCAAGATATTTGCTTTGTGAAAGTCCAAGCGAAGAAGCGGCAGTTTCTGCGGTTTTCTGAATCGTGCCGGCATAAATCTTGAATACCGACTCCGAACCGCCTATGTTCTGCTGGAGGTCACCTGCAAGGCTGATAGCATTCTTTATCATTGCACCTATACCGAGCGCAGATAATCCAGAAGCAAGTGTCTTAAAAGCACTCAGCGTTCCGGCAGAGGTGTCTTCCGCCTGCTTTTTTACATTCACAAGGTTTTCATTCACCATTCGTATCTTACGGTCAAAATCATCCTTGTTTGCACTGACTATAACGTTCAGTTCTTCTACTGTCACTTACTGTACCTGCCTTTCGTAGCCGCCGCATATTCAGCCATATTCTGCTTTGATACCTCCCAGTCCGACACAGGTATTCCCTCCGACTTATCACGTCCGTACAGCTTAGGAAATGCCTTTTCTATGCTGTGCGGATATTGCCTTGGTGCGTTGACACCTATGGCAACAAGCTGACCGATGCTATAAGCAAAGGCACACATCAAGCGTTCGTTAAGCTCGGTGTGTGCCTTGTCGTATTCATTTTTTGCCTGTATCGCCTGCGTTATTTCCCGTACCGATAAGTCCCAGAAATCTTTATGTGTTATTCCTACCGACAGTGCCGGGCGGTAAAGATTAGTTATCAGCTCTCCTGCACTGCTCCACTCTCTGCCTTTTCTGCGAGCGCCAGCAGTTTTTCTGCCTGCTGACGCTTGAAAAAACCCGACACCGTAAGCGTCTTGAAGAGTATTTCCGCCATATCCGAAAGGTCGCCGCCTGCGTCTATATAATCGTCATAGATCTCCTGCGCCTTTCTGACGTCAATATTCGCCTGGAAGCGATTTAATGCGCCCCACAGATACAGCGTCACTGTTTCGAGCTTATCAAAATCCGCCATACCCGCAACAAGCGACTTGCCTGTTTTCTTCTCGATCTCGATTGCCGATGCAGCCGAGATTTTGAGTTTGTACTCAGTGTCACCGATTTTCAGTGTTTCATAGGGTAATCTATTTTCTTCCATTTTAATATCCTCCGTTTGATTTTTTGCATAAGAAAAGCACACCCTCTCAGATGTGCTTAATCTTATACCTCACCGCTTACTCATCAATGCAATATTCGTGCGATACTCGCTATGTTAAGGAACATTACAGCAAAACCGATTATCGAGATAATCAGAAAGAAAAGCGCTACGCTTTTGATTGACTTCACATCTTTTCTCATTCTTGCCTGCTGTGCGTGTTCACCCTCAAGCTCGCTTACAAGCTGTTCGAGCTTGTCATTTGTTCTTGCATTCTCGATAAGTAATAACTGCGTGATTTCATCGTTTGACTTAATCTCGTAGTACTTGTTCTCCTTGACGCAGAAATATACGTTATCGGGCAATTCTCCGCCGCTTGCTTTTATTTCGGCACAAGCCGCCTGTACGTTTTCGCCGCAAGGTTCACCTACAACATAGTTGTAGTGGTTAAGGTAGTTTTCTAATTGCTTAGTCATTATATTCCCTCCGTGATACTATATTTGTATCTATAATATCACGAAGGGTTATAAATGTCAAGCTATGCCGCAGCAGTTACGTCCTCAAGCTCTGTAAGAGGTGTGCTTCTGAGCGTGAATTTCAGCGCCGCATTGACCTCTGCCGCAGAACGCTTTACCGACACTTTCGAGCTCCACTGATAGCCCGTATTATCCGGATAAATCAGCTTGAACCACACTGTTGCGTTCGATGTCTGTAACGCTCTCAGCGTGGAATACGCCGCCGCTACGTCCGCTTCCGACACGGCAGGATTTTCATCTTCATCGTTATAAAAGAACGTGAAGTCCAGATCGCCGTAGTCCTTGACACCGGGTATGTAACGCTTCGCACCGTCCGCAAGGTTCGTTACATCGACCTTTTCGGGATCGCCGCCCATATCGGGAGTTGACTGTAAGCCGTACAGCGTCTTATATGTGCCTGCCTTTGTGTCGGCATACTGTAATTTTGTGCCTTTTGATAAAAGTTCCATATTGATTTTTCCTTTCTGTATAAACTGCACTTTCACAGTACTGTTTTAAACGTAAATGTGATTTTTTTGTGCATCAAATTATAATTTCATAAATAACATCAGCGTGATATACACCCTGTTTATCTCGAATAGCATCTTTAAGTATATGCTTTTTCCCGCTGTACTTCTGACAAAATCTATCATAATGCCGCTCTACCGGGTTTCCTTCGATCATTCTCCACTCCAAACGATGAACACGATATGAATTAATCAGTTTTTCCAATTCTCTGAAAACACTTATTCCGATTATTGGATTTCCCTTATCAAAAGAAAAAAGACTGAAACAGTTTGCATTAGAAGAATACATATCAAGGACATAGGAAAAATAACCAATTAGCTTTTTGTCATCTACAATAGCATATTGATATACGCCTTCTCCCTCATCAGATATTTCCGGAGTGCTGAATCCGTTTGATCCTGTATACAAAAACATCTCGTCATCATAAGCGTGATATAATATCTGCTTTTTGATTTCATCTTTGTATAAAACTGCCGGTACTAATGCCATACTTTTTTCTCCTCTGTCTAAGAGTTATAAACCCTGTGATTCAGTTCATCTATTTTTGCGGAAAACCGCATACATTTACGCTGTAATTCGCCGTCGGGCATCATCTGTCCGAATATACGGCGAAAGCCTTTTGATACCATTACAGCGCTTATCCGTGCCGACATATCGGCTACAACAGCAGGCGTGTCCGCCTTATCCCATACATCAATCTGTACCGTGATAACCGACAGCCGCTCCGCACCGTGAAGTATGGTATCGCTCTGATTTGCTATCTCACTTAACGTAATGACGGGAAAATCGGCTGTGGTGTCGGGAAACTGCAATTCCACCGTGCCTATATCGGCAAGCATATCAGCAATTGTGGGTATAATATCTATCATGCCATTGCGCTCCTTATCGCTTTTCTGAGTTCTGACTGGCACATTTTAAAAACATATTCTCTGTTACTCAATAATGCAGGATATAGGTACGGTCTGGGAGGCGCACCATACGTTGTATGATAATTGCCGTCCGCATCACGCCAAGTCCACGGTTGCATCGTGTGAGGTACACCCGGTGCGCCGAGCTGACCTGTGCCGAACTCTACAAACATGGCATATTCAACGTTTGTACCTACCACCCAACATTTAAAGCCACCGCCTGACACACTGCCGGTATATTCATTCTTTTTATTGTCTGCATAGCTGAAAGAATGAAACTCCTGATTTGTACATTCAATGCTATTTTTCAATCTTGCGGTATCGTAAGGACAGTTCTTTTTAGCGTCACGCTTTATCTTCTGTGCTCCTCTGCCTAAGCCTTTATTCATTGCCGCATCTACGCTTCCGCCGAGCCGTCTGAGCTTTGCCATTAAACTTTCAAGTCCTTCGATTGATACTTCCATGCTTATGTCCTTTCTGCCGTTGCGCTGTCGTGCATAGTGTAATGTGCAACGGAGAGTATCTTATAATCTGCTCCGTCACACCTTACTATATCTCCGACTTTAAGCGTGTCTTTATCCGTTGTTGCTATCGTCAGCATACCGTGTATTCTCTCGCCGTACAGCTCGACAGAAACGCTGTCGGTTACCGGCTTTACAACAGCGGATATTGTCGCTACCTGTTTAAGCTCCGATACCGTTCCCACATAGTCGCTTTTCTTTGATACCTTGCGATACACCGCAAGCGTTCTTGTATCAACCGTCATCATTCGCACGGATAACACCGACCTTTCTGGGATAATTCTGTAATCGTTTCTGCATATCGGGCGGCAGATCGGATACAAAGGAACGGGAAATACCGCCCTCGCTGCGAGCGGTTTCTCCCTCTGCTCCCTGTCTGTTATAGGCTATAACCGCAAGTTCTGTCTGCACGCTGATAAGCCTTGCAGGCATCTCATCTCTGCCGATAACGTCAAGGATAGTGTCCTCTGCATTGTCAAGAAGCACGGCAAGCAGTCCGTCCTGCTTTTCATCGGAAATGCCAAGACGGATTTTAAGCGTTTCCAGTGCTGTCATTGCGTTTCTCCTTACGATGTTGACTTAGGCAGTATCTTAATGCCGGTCAGCACACCTGCTTTTTTGGTGTTTTTGAGCGCAACACCGGCGATAAGCTCAACATCACCTTTCTTTACCGCTCCGGGCGCTGTAAGGTCGGGCATATAAGAGGATATTACCTTTGTACCTGTAGGCGAAATACCGTGAAAAGCGTCAAGACCTATCTTTATTGCGTAAATATCCGTTGTACCGTAAGCGGTAGTTGAAGGTGTTGTTGTGTCAACAATATCTACCGAAGCCGTACCGTTGTAGTATTCACCGCAGTCGAGCAGTGCTATACCGTTGTAGTATTCAACAGGAGTACCGAATGAATCTTCGTTTCTGCTGTAATAGCCTGCTCTCCTTGCACACGCTCTGAGTTTTGCCAGCATTTTTCCGTTCATAAGGAGCATATCGGGCTTGCCGTCAAGCAGTGAAAGGAAGCTGTCAAGCTCATCAAGGAACGCATTATAGTTAGTATCGGTAAGTTCCGATGTTGAAAGGTCCGCCGTTGACGTTACCTTTGTGTCTGCTGTTGAAAGTATCTTCTTTAATCCGTCAAACGTGCCTGTTACATAGCCTGCGCCCGAAGCGGCAGATGTGCCGTTAATAACAAGGTTCGTAAAATAGTTGGATGTTGCCTTTATCTTCTGCTCTGCCTGGAATGCGAGTTCATCAACTGCGCCGCTTGTGTTGGCTATAACTCTGTCAACCTCAAACGAACCGCCCATGATTGCCGCTTCAGTCGTTTTCTTTTCTCTCTTTGCTTCGCTTGCCGTGTACTCACTGTTTATGGTACGCACCGAAGCGGTAGCAGGTGTTTTTAGCTGTACATATCCGTATGACAGCGTTGAACCGTTAGTGCCGGGTGAAATTGAATTGTCAAATACAAGTCTGTCAAGGAGAAGGCTTGAACGTCTGAATGTGTCGATTACCTGCTGATCCACCTTATCAGCCATACCGACTTTTGCTTCTGCAAGTGTGATTGCCATAATTTTTTACCTCTTTCTGATTATTTTCCTGCCTGCTTCATTCTCAGGGCTTCGGCAAGAGAGGCAGGTTCAGCTTTGCCCTTGCCCGATGCGCCTATTTTCGGCGGATTGCCCTTCATTCTTTCGTTGACCGCACATTCAACGGCTTCGGCAAATGCCTTGCTGACCGTTTCAATGCTTGTCTTGCATTCATCCGCACCGGTATAATCAAGCACAGCGGCAAGCCCTACAGGAAGTCCCTTATCCGCAAGCTGTACCTTAGCTTCCGCCATAAGCTCACGCCTTGTAACCTCCGCCTCACGCTTTGCAAGCTTTTCCTCAGTCTGCTTACGCTGGTACTCGGCTTTCTGCTCTGCGTTCATTTTTTCGAGCTTCTTCGCCTCCGAGAGTTTCTCGTCTGCGTCCTTCTGCCACTTTGTTTTTGCTGTTTCCAGTGCCTTGCTTACACGCTTGTCAAACTCAGACTGCATATCCTTGTCCTTTAACATATCGTCAAAGGTTGGCTTCTGCGATGCGTTATCCTGAGCGTCACCGCCGTTATCGGCAGTCTGATTGCCGGGAACGTTTGCGCTTGTACCACCGTCCCCCTCGCCCTCTGCGAAGTGCTGTAAGCCGATGAAAATTCTTCTGTTGTTCATGTTTCTGTCCTTTCTCCGCCCACTGCGTTCATTGCCCACAACGTTCGGAATAAATTGTTTTTGGGTATAAAAATACCGCTCCAAAAGGGGCGGTATAATTATTAAATTGATTGATTTAAATTAACGTCTTAAAGCGTTCCACAGCCTTGTCATTATACATAAAGCTGTCAACCTCTTTATTGCTGTACTGTGATTTGGAACGATACCAAGTACCGTATTCTTCGGTTTTCATACCGTACTGATTCGACAGTTTGCCGATTCTCTGAGCTGATACGCCGAACATCTCTCCTATTTCGGTAGCGGTATACATCTTCTGTTCCGACTGGGGAAGCGGTATAAGCTGAAAGCCTGTCAACGCTTCGGCGGCTTTCGCTACCAGTATATTTTTGTATTCCGAAGAAAGCGTATCAACTTTTGCGAGTTTTAAAAACGCATTTGATAACCGCACTCTTGCATTGGTTTCCTTTATCTCAAGCGCCTTGTTCGGTTTTGCATTATACTGACCCGTCTTTCTTATTGTCGGTAAGACTTCGGAAGTCACCCATTTACGAAACGGTTTTGCCTGCGGCTTATCGGAACGAAGAATCACATTGTATAATCCGCTTTCGTTGATAACCCAAGTAGAACCTTGACGGCGTAAGTCTAACTTACGTCGTTCATCTTCATCAAGACGGTCAGCAACAATACGAGGGTTTGAAAGTTCAAGTACTCTGCATACATCTGTAAGCACCCACCAAGTTTCACCGTCTTTTTCCACCGTTCTGACCTGTGAGCCGTTATAATCGAATGTCTGCAACTCGTTCATGCGCTCACCGCCTTTTTATCGTTAGCCTTGCTTTCTCTTGCTTCTTTAAACGCCGTATTTTTGATTCTCTCAAGATTATCTGCATTCTTAGTCGCAATCATAGCGAGATAATGAATGAAATCAGTGAACTCTGACAATTCAACTTCTTCATCAGCCATAGCGGCAAGCCTCATCAGCTCAATACCCTGCGCAATAGCCGTGTTTTTTGTTCGTAGCTTCTTCGAGTTCCATTAAATTACTCATAATATTACTTCCTTTCTAACTTGACAGGAAGGCTCTATCCGAGTATAATAGATTTCAGATAGAGCAATCTGTCTGGTGGATAACGGTAACGCTTTACTTCCTACGGTGCGGCGTTGCCGTTATTTTTGTTGTTTAGCATTTTTTAACTTCTGAACAGCCTCTTCACTGAATAAATAATTTCTATTCCCTGCTTCTCTCATTTCTGCTTCGCTCAACTTTATCTTTTTGCCGAGTTTTATAAGATATGTCGGAGTTAGCTTCAGTTCATCAGCTACTTCACGGGTTATAAACACTTTTCTTACATCTGACACTTTTTCACCTCCTGCGATAAATATATCACATTCGATGTCGAACGTCAATACCGTTTTGACTTTTTTGTTGAAATTGTCCAATTCTACAACATTAACATTGTTGAGTTTCACATATGTATGATAATCAATAAGCAGATATAACAAAACCGCTCACTGCTGTGGGCGGTTAAACACATAAAAGTCAAGTAACAAATTAATGAACAAAAGGGCAATTCTCTAGTTCTTTGTCACGTTCAATAGATATTTCGTGGAGTCGTTTCCTAATTTTTTTTATTTCGTCGGTGTCGGTTGTTTTTTCTAGTTTATCGTATAATTCAACCTGTTCTTTCGTAAATTTAATCATCATATGCCATCACCTCTAAGTATGTTTATAATTTCGTTCGCAAAGATATTTTCTTTTTGCGCAGAAAAGCATTCTGCAACAATCTCAGTATATTTTTTGTTATAGAATCCGTCATCTGCATAACAACTTATGTTTTTCTTCAAAAACAAACCATCGTTATTTTTAGAATGAACATAATCATATAGCTTGCTATCGATTATATTCTTTGCTTTATTATACTCCATATTTTCTGAAATTGCAAGGGATTTCACGCAGTCCTCATAATATTTATGCCCAAGTTCATGCAAAATCGGAGCAAATTCTGTATTATTAGCAAAATACCCCGCTTTTTCATTTACAAAGTCTAAAATCTTACCGGATGTGTTATATTTGCTGTTCAGATACAATATGCCTGTTTCTTTATCGTATCCGCCTATTGCCTGAACATTTAAACCGCACTTATCAAAATCTACGACAGCAACTTTGGGCATTACATAGCCTTCCGGTAACATTTTCTTAACGGCTTTTAAATTCTTTTCTGCAAGCCTTACAGCTTTATTCCTGCGATTAGCGTTATCTGTTACCATATCAAATTGGCTATTGGTGACTTTTTTCACTTCAATATTTTTGATTCCATCGGACGTGCTAAAGGAAATAGGCGTACTATCAGAATAATCAGGTCTGAATGATTTTGACATATAATCAACACCATCCCCTGCAAACCTCATCGGTTTACCCTCACTTCCTGCAACGTACCGCCACTTGCCGTCCTCGCCCTGCTGTAAGTTCCGCTCCCACTCGTCAAAGTCAACATCTGCGCCTATCTCATCGCCCAGTTCGGCAAGCTCTTTATCAAGATCCTCCTCGCTCGGCAGAACAGGGAGCGTTGTAGAACGGCAGAACGGGTGCATAGGCGGAAGATTTACACCTGCCTGTGCGCTGTTACGCTTGAACACCTTACCGTCAAGCTCACGGCATAGATCGCTTGTACGGCTGTCAAGGCAGGCGGAAAACTCGTATTCGTCAATGTCAAGCTCCTTGTAGCCGTACAGCTCCGCCATATTCGCAACGCAGGTGGTTTCCGTCCGGACAAGCCTGCGTGCCTCGAAAGCGCCGACACCGCAGCGGTTCATTATATCGTCCGCCATATGCTGCTCGGACTTTCCTGCCATAATGCCCACAAGCATATCGTGCTTCAGTCCGTCTGCAAGTGCGTTTGTGTTATCCCAGACACGCTGGGAGAACATCTGACCGCTCCAGTTGGTAGACAGAATAGCTTTAACACGGCTTTCGGGAATTAAATCAAAAGCCGCACGATAATCCGCACCCTTCGTCACATCGAAAACCGTCTGCATATACGCACTCTGAATTATATCGCCCAGATGCGCTGTATCAACGCCTATTTCGGCGTTTGCAAGGCGTGAGCACATATCACTTATCTTGCTGTCAAGATCATTCAACCGTCCTATTCTGTGGGCGTATGCGGGTGAAGACAACAGCGTTTCAAGCTCCTGCTTTCTCTGCTCATCGGTGCAGGTGGCAAGAGCGGTCTTCATCTGTTCAAACATAGACTTGCCCGGTGCGTTTTTGAGCATTGTTTTGGCTTCGGCAATACTCAGTTCAAACTTATCTGTAAAGGCATTAAAAACGTCATTTGCCTCCCCTTGCAGATACCGTGCTGTTGCGTAATAAGCCTTGCCGAGAGTATCGGCGGTGCTTTCCGCTTTTGCCGTGTAGCTTACCATTCGTCCTGCGGCTCTGTCCTCCCAATATTTCTTACTCGGATTCTTCATTGCTTTCGCTCCTTGCAAGCGGTGTGTTCATAAACATCTGCTGCTGTGCCGCTATAGCGTCCTGCTTCTGCTGTCGGAGTTCTTCTGCAGCACTCTGAGGATCTTTAACAAACGGCAGGAGCGAGAGCAGCGTTTCCTGCGGCACTTTACCGTCAAGCGTTGCCACCACCTGGGATAATTCAAGCTCATTTTGAGGAAGTGAACGTGTAAAGGTTATGTCTATCAGCTTCGGGTCGATATGACCGCCTTTTATACTGATTATGTTGGAAAGGCACTCAAGGCGGTAACGTAAGCCTTCTGTGAAATACCGCTCTTTCGTCTTGGTAATCTGCTCAAGGTTCAGGAGCTTATATTTCATTGCCACCCCTGAAGCGTTACCCGCAAAATTGTCGTCCGACATATCGGGTACGCCAGAAATCTTGTGAATATCGGTAACAATACTCTTTCTCAGCACTTCCACGCTTGCTTCATCAAACTGCCGTGTCAGAAAGCCTATTTCGCCGTCCTGCGACAGCTCAACGACCCTGTTGCGCTGAATATCGCTGTAGGTTTCAGCCTTCTCATCGTCGGTTTCACCGAGTATCTGACCTTTAATGTACATCAGGCTGTCAACAAACTGCTCCTTGTCATTAACCCTGTCTGACTGCAACGTGTTATATGCGTCAATAAGGCTTATAACCTGCTCAAAATCGCCCTGTCGCTGACCGTCATTATAAATCTCATTCAGCGGCACTTTGCCGAAATAGTGCGGTACTGCCTCGCCCTCCGATTTAAGTCCGAAGTTGCTTGTAAGCTCAAAGTCCTGCGTTATCGTATCGGTCATAAGCTGACACTTGAAGCACTCAGGCGTACTGTTGCCCGGCTCGAAAACTGGATAGTAATACACCGCAAATACTGGATTTTGTTCTACAGTCTCATCATAAACGACAAATGCGGACAGCGGAGTGATACGGGCAAGCTTCGGACGGCTGTCAGTGTCCATATAGATAAGTTCGTATGCTCTGCCGAATATTGCGGCATCGAGTGCAAGATCTGCGTCCTGCGTACTGCTGTCAGCATAAGAAAGGCAATCGGTTATTGCCGTAATATCCGTATCATCTTTACCGCTGTAAGAAACAGGAGTAGCTATCAGATACGAAGATGTAAACTTTGCGATATATGCGGCGTGGTTTATCATAACACGGTTGTTGCACAGCATATCGTCACTTTTACGTCTGTCGCAGATATGCTGTCTGCCAGAGTAGTAATTATCCAGCATCGTAAGGCGTGGCATTTCGTACTTATCGTGCTTTTCTATGTAATCCCGTGCTATTTTCGGCGTTATCATCTCCGCCGTTTTGTCCGTTGTGAAAATCGGTGATGTTATCATAAAATCTCCTTAATAGATTCCTAATTTTCGCTTGCTGAGCGTTGATTTCACTATCTTCCTGCCGATATAGTCCTCAAGGGCATAACGGATAGCGTCTATGGTGTGATTGTTCTTGTCGGGGAAGTCCGCTTTCAGTTCTCCCCTGCTGTCACGATCAAGTTCATATTCGTTGAACTCACGGGCGGCGTTCGGGCAACGTGTGCCGTCAATAACGATTTCTTCGAGGTTCTGAAGCCACGTTATACCGTGCTCGACGCTTCCGGGACCTTTTACCGCCGTCCTTATGCGAAAACCCCTGTCCCGAAGCTCATCGTTTGAGCGTGGCTCGGCAGACTCGGCAATGATTGTACCGTTCTGCGTGTTCTCCTTGCGGATTGCATTTGCAATAACGTCATACTTTGCGGCGCACCTGAAAAATTCGTAAAAAATAAACAGCCTATTTCGCTTGCTGTCGAAATGAGCTGTTATATATACAAACGGATCTGCGCCGTAACCCCAGTCTATACCACGCTTGATATGATCGAATGACTTTATTTCCTCGTCAGTAATAGGACGGATAGTAATGTTTGTGAACACCTCTGCGCCTGTGCCGGTCACCTCTCCGAGATATTCATGCCTGTACTGCTCCGGCTTTGTTTGCTCAAGGTGCTTTGCTTCAATCAAAAACTGTTCTCCGAGCCATTCTGCCGGCACAGAACGATAGTCGCTGTGATGCACTATCTTGTCCGAACGGGGAACAAGCACCTCGCTGTTTATCCAATTACGCTGCGATTTTGGCGGGTTGAATGTGTAAAAAACCGTGAAAGTTTCTCCGCCGCGCAGCAGGGACTGATTTATCGTGCGGATTTCCTCAATACCGTTAAATTCATCAGTTTCCTCATACCAGGCATACCGAATGTATCCGCTCCTCACCTTAGTCGATTTCAGCTTTTTAGGCTTATCGGCTCCGCGGAAGATAATGCGCTGACCTGTCGGAACGTAAACCAATTCAAGGGGTGAAAGCTTTTCCTGCCAGTAACGTTCTACTCCGAGCTTTGATATTGCCCACAGGAGCTGCTCATAAACGCTGTCCTTAAGATACAAGCCCACTTTGCGGATAACAACCGCATTTGCTTCGGAATTTCGCATAATGCCGGTGATCAGTTCCTCAGAAACAAAAGAGGATTTCGTTGAGCCTCTGCCGCCCTTAAGCCAGTAGTGGGTGTGCTTGTCCTGTTTGATGTCCTTGTGCAAATCGTAGAACGAGGGCGCAATAACCTCGCTGAGCCTAACAGTCGTCAACTATCTTCACTCCCACATCTCCGTCAATGCTGACCTTCACAACATACTCCCCCGTCATCTTATTCAGCGTGTTTATTGCCCGTATTCTGTCCGACAGCTTGTTATGTTTATCCTTAGCTATATCGGAAAGTATCGCCTGACGTTCTCTTGCCGTCATTATTCGGGCAGTCTGGGCGGCTTCGGTTAATTCACGGATATAGTCTGCTATGTTAGTATTTTTTAGTAATTTGTCAGCGTTCTGACCTGCGTATTTCTCGCTGTATCCCGCCTGTATTGCACTCTGAGCGGCGTTACCGCACTGAGCGTAATATTCGGAAAATTTCTTCTGTCTTTCGGTCATTGGCGGTACACCGTCCTTTCTTTTGGGTATAAGAATACCCGACACCGTTGTGCCGGGCTTCAGGAGGAAAACTTATTGTCTTTCTTTTCTTCTTCATTTTACACTATACCACAGAAAAAACGAACAAAACGAACAGCTTTACAGATTTCTCTTGACGAAGCGATCGTGAGCCATCCGTATCGTATCGGCTGTGTTGTCCCCGCCTATATCCATAGCAACGGCATTCCAGCTTTTACAGCAGACGTGGCGCAGATACATAGCCCTGCGCACAAGGCTGTCATCAACCGTCATTATGTACTCGATAAGCTCACGCTCCTTCGCTTCAAGCTCTGCCTTTTTCTCCGCTATTATTTCCTCGATCGACCTCGTGTTTTCCACTCTGTCCTGTACCCTGTTGCTTATTCCGCTGTTGCAGGGTATAGTATCAAACTGCGGAGAACCGACAGGAGATTTATTTCTTATACGCTCAAGCGCCCGTTCCCAGAATTTTATCTCGTCACGGAGCGAACGGATGCTGTGGAGTTCTTGTTTGGTCATGTTTCCTCCTCTTTCTGAACTGCCTCATCGCAAAAATCTTTTGCAGGACAGGATTTGCAATCTTCTGCTATCGGATGTCTACAACAAAAACCGCACTCTTTTACTAAAGCAACTCTGTCTTTCGGATCTGACCAGTCCATTTCTGTTTTACCTTCGACGTAATACTTGTCCATTTGCGGTACTCGTCTTACTTCAATATCGCAGAAATTTGCACCTTCACAGCAATCGGTAATTAATGCGGCTGATTTTGCTTTGTCTCGTGTTTCAGCAAAGACGACTGTTGCCCTAAAATTAACAGTTTCTTTTGCAAACCAAGCTTTCATCATGCTATCTTCTCCAATTACCTCCGCTATCATATTATCCATAAGTTCCTCAAGCTCCTCTGGCGATATTCTGTAAGTTACAATGCTTGTGCCAAGTAATGTCGTTGTCGATTCACTTGCCGTCTGCTGAAAACGGCAGACAAACTCTCTGATTGTGTCTGCGTTGCTTCTGTCAGGAATTTTGCGCCCACAGAACAGGCAGGTTTCGGTTGCGGGTTTGCGTTTACTACTCGTTACCTGCTTACTTATCGGCGGTTCAGGAAACGGCATCCAAGCAATGACGACTTCACGGCCGTTAAATCTTCCATCTTTGCAAAACCCTTTTTTCTGCTTAAATTTTTCGGCCGTTTCAATAGCATATAAGTCTTGCTCTACACTGATTCTGCCTGTTTTTGTGTCAAGGATGGCGATGTGATTCCACGACTGTTTTTCAGGAAGTCTATCTTCCACGCTTATCCATTCACTCATATTTTTCCTCCTGCTTGCTACACTTGCAGGTGTAACGGTAATCTTTAAGTTTCTGCTTTGTCATTCTATCACTCCCCATAGTATCCGAAATCGTACAAATCATCCTCACGCACAATTTTTAACTCACCATCTCTTGCCTCTACAGCCCACAGCTGAGGATAATCTTCCGTCACAAGAGCTGTGACAAGCGTAACACTGCCATACCTATTGTGGCTGGCAACGCAACCGGGTCTCATTTCGCACTCGTAAAAACTACTCATTTAAATTTCTCCTTTCAAATCCTTCCTCGCCGGTCATCAGCTCGATACACCTCAGCGCAAGCATCAGCTTGACATCGTGATTTCTTGTGCTGTTGATCTCACATCTCAGCTCGTCCGACCTTCGTATATTCTCCTGGTATCCGACCTCCGCCTCGTGATTTTTCCGTGCTTTGTCTGCGTCCTTGCGATAATCACAAAGATATGCGTCCTTACGCTCTTTGCAAAGTCCCTTCGGAAGCTGACCGCTGCGGTAGATACTACCAAGCTGTGACAGCTTATCGAAGTATTTATACTCGGCAGGCGGAAAGTCGGTATAATCAAGCGTGTTTTCGTATGCCATATGCTCCAGCTTTTCAAATGTTGCCGGATCATTGAAATTTATCTTCTTCATAATCATTCGGTGTAAGGTGGTGAAGGGTTTTGCCCGTTTTCCAACACCTTTTATATATATTTATTTTTTTCATTTTCCGTATGAAAGGTTAGAAAAACCCTTAAACCCTTCACCACCCTTCACCCTCCTTTCAGCTTATAGCTATTCCGATGTAACAATTACCGTTTTTTGCTCGCACCTTAGGATACTTTTTCGACAATTCAACACCAAACTTCGTATTTGACATCTTATACTCGTTATTGTCATCGCACCACTGTGCATACGCCGCATAAAGCACGTTAGCCTGCGCATAGCAGTCCTTGCCCTCTGTACACCTGTCCTCGACAAAAGCGGAGATAACATCCATCTCTCTGCGGTACTCCTTGACCATAGCGACTACCGCCTTTGGCATATGCAGTCCCTCAGCCTGATACAGTACGCACCCCTCTACTGCCCAGCGGAAGATAGCGGGCAGCTCACGGCACAGCTTATATTTAAGACGTGGGTCTTTCTTTTCTTCGGGTATCTGTACAGTGAACGGTATCATATGCACTCTGCGCCAGATACCTGTGTCTGTGCCTCTGATTATCGGCTTATGATTAGTCGCCATCCACAGCTTGAATTCGGGCTTGAACTCAAACTCATCGCCGTACAGCTTGCGGGCAGTAACTATATCATCGCCTGTAAGCTGCTTCAGCAGACCCTCGTTGATACGCACGCCCTCGTTAGGCTCTACAGACGTAACAAACCTTGCGCCTTTAAGACGTGCTATATCGCTGTTTATGGCACTGCTCTGATTACTGCGTACCATTATTGTTTCCGGCTGGATATTGCTTGCGTAGTCGCCCATAATTGCACGGATAATATCAAGAAACGTTGATTTACCGTTTCTGCCCGTGCCGAACAAGAAGAATACGCACTGCTCCGCCGTTGAGCCTGTCAGCGAATAGCCGACCGCCTTCTGAACATATCGTATAAGGTCCTTGTCGCCGCCGAATATCTCGTCAAGAAATTTCAGCCACTGCGGACAGTCGGCGTTGCTCGTGTACTCCGCCGACGTGATACGGGTAAAATATGCTTCCGGCTTATGCTCACTCAGCGTACCGCTTTTCAGGTCAAGAACGCCGCTCGGAGTATTAAGCACCATCTTGTACTTATCCATCTGTGCCGGCACTATCGGAACGTGATGCTGTGCTTCCTTCAGCATTGCAGATTTCGATTTGTTGCTTCGGCTTGATTTCAGGTGTTTTTCAAAGCTCTTTGCCATATCTCCGCCGTCCTCAGCGTCCATCTGCTCATATGCCTTAGCCTCTGCCTTCATCGCAAGTACAGCCTTATCGGCTATGCGCTCTATTGTTCCGCTGTTGTCGTAGCACCACTTCCTGCCGTCATAATACAGCCAGCGCTTGTCTGTATAACTGTAGCGGATCTCCTTGCCGAATAAGTCTATAAGCCGTTCTGCGTTCCCTGTATCGTCAAATGTGTACAGCTTTACAGGCTCGTCCTGTGCCGTATCGAGCTTTGCGTGTACAACAGAGCTTTCACCTGTGAACCTTGCCGTAAACTGCGGTGATTTCTGTGCCGGTTCGTATACCTTTTCACAGTCGGCTATGGCTTTTTGTATCGTTATTGCACCGTAGGTACTGCCCGACTGCCGTCTGTCCCATTTCTCACGCATAAGCCCCGACTGTCTGTATATACAGTCCATCATATCCGCATCACACCTGCACCAGAACGCAAGCATATTACAAAGCGCCATATCAGCCTCAGACTGTGACACATATCCTGAATAATCGCCCTGCATAAGTGCATTGAAGCGTGGTGCGTTCTTTGCTTTTCCGGCGAGAGTAATAATATCATTTGCGGTTGCCGGAAGTGCCGGCACATAAGCACGGGGTACAGCGGAAGGCTCACGCCCTCCGCCTATGTACTTTTCGTGCAATGCCTTGATAGCCTCTGTGCATTCGTTTATATCCATATATTCGGCGCACGGATTGCCCGTCATAACGAAAAATCTGCCTGTTTCGTACATTTCGACATTGCCTCGTCTGCGTCCCTGCTTCGGCAGATTTCCTTTGCAGATTATGTGAATGCCTTTGCCGGACTGCGACAGCTCGGTATATGACTGGAGTGTTGTTATAAATTCGGTGATAATGTTGTTTTCGCCGTTTTTGAATGCGGCTATCTCGTCACCCACTCCGTCAATATCCACACCGAAATACTCGCAGTTTCCGAACATGAATCCGACACCTGCAAAACCTGCCGAAGCCGCTACAGCCGTATTGAAATCCGACCATGTGGACGGATCGTTGGAGCGGGCAAGGTCACCCGTATGAGGATTGATCGGAAGTTTTTTTATCTTACCGCCTGCCTCATCGGGTACAGCCTGCCAGCACACCCAGTTTGAGAGCTTTTTAAGCTCATCGGGAATATATTCGTACATTATTTCCCCCATCAGAACGGATAGTCACCGTCATCTTCCGTAACTGCTTCCGTTGCTGCGGTTGCCGCAAAGCTCTCATTTTTCGGCGCTGATACGGTATCGGCGGTCACGGCGGTCTTGAACTTATGCTTGCAGTCGGGGTGCTGTGTCGGTTCAAGATAGCTTACCTTTTCTCTTGTGGTGTCCTTATCGTCCGTTTCGTGCTTTACTACAGCTATCACACACTTGCCGACAAGATCGTCACAGTATTCCGCAAGATCCTTGTATTCCTTGCCGTCAGTGAGCTTTGCGGCCTTGCCTACTGCCATAAGTCTGCCGAACGTATAACCGTTTACCGCAAGGTCTTCCTTTGTAGGTTCTTTAGCCTTCCATATCTGATAAAACAGGCAGGCGTTGCCGTATTTCTGCTCCGGAATATCATTCCTTATTGTCAGTCTGAAGCTCAGCGATGTACTGCCGCTCTTATATGTTTTCTCGTCTACGCTTGTGATTATCGTTTCATATCTGCCTTCGGGCTTGAGCGCACTCGTAGCCGCTGAATTGTTCTGTGAAAATGCCATATTATTTATCCTCCGTTATAAGTCTTATTGCGTCTTCTGTGCTTCTGCATATACCTGCAACAGCACCCGAACGACGCATTTTTTCAATAAAATTCTTCTGTTCGGGGCGAATACGTCCCGTTTTTGTCTTTACCTCTATGAATATTGCCTTTCCGTCCGACTGCCTTACGCCGAACAGGTCTGAAAATCCGACCGGTATGCCCGTGTCGAAATATCTGCCGTCAAATGTTCTGCCCTTGCCGACGTTAATGCGGAATATCACACAGCCGTTCTCGGACAGCGCACGTCTGACAGCATTCTGGATACTGTGTTCTTCTGTCAATAGATAAAACCTCTCTTTCTTGCTTCGTAAAACGCCCAGCCCCTCTGATACCCTTTCTTCTTTGCGTATGCAAGCAGATCGGAATAGGACGAACAATCATCGGGACTGCTGAAATCCAGCCTGAAGCCCTCGATATGAATAAGCTCGGTGCTTTCGCTTGTTTCTATCTCACGGCTCTTTACCGGGAAAACATATCCGCAGTGAGGGCAGATACAGGGCTGACCGGGTGGCGGCGCTCCGAATGTATAGTAACATTCGGGACACTGTTTCACCTTTTCGGCATTCTCCGCAGCTTCTTTCTTTATGTTGCGCTTGCGCTTTTCAAGCGACCACAGGCGGTCATCATCGGGCATTCCGAAGCGTGCGTAATTGCCGACATGATCAAGAATTATCGCACGCTTGCCCGGTCGATAGCGCATACATCTCATTGACTGCTGAATGTACAGCGTAAGAGATTGAGTGGGACGGAGCAATATCGCACATTCGCAGTCGGGAACGTCAAAGCCCTCCGATATTAAATCGACATTGCAAAGTATCGTTATCCGTCCTGCTCTGAAATCCGAAATAATACGATTACGCTCTGCATCGGGAGTTGTACCGTCAATGTGTACGGCGTTTATGCCTGCTTCTCGGAACGCTTCGGCGGTAGCAAGCGAGTGCTTAACGCTTGAGCAGTAGCAGACGGCTTTCTTACCGTCTGCAAGCTGTCTGTAGTATCCGATAACATCACCGAATACAGCCTTTTTGATCATTGCCTTTTCAACGTCCGCCGTAACAAACTCGCCCATTTTGATATGAAGCCCTGATAAGTCGGCTACGGACGGCGCATAGTAGTCATACGGCGCAAGGCAGTTGTGATCAATAAGCCATTTGGTAGACGGCCCGATTATCAGCTTGTCGTTGACATCACCCAGACCGTCACCGTTCAGGCGGACAGGCGTTGCTGTTACCCCCACACGAAGCACATCGGGGAAAGCGTCATAGATTTTCTTGTACGACAGCGCAAGGCTGTGGTGATTTTCGTCTGTAATGATAAGCGCAGGCTTTGACAGTTTTTTTATCCGCCGTGCTGCGGTCTGCACCATCATCACGTCACAGTAGTTCATATCAACGCCCCAGCGTATGAACGTCCTTATTATCTGCTGAACAAGCTCCTGCCTGTGTACAAGAAACATTACCTTTTTCCCGTTGAATGTAGTCCGCCGTGCTATCTCCGCTACTATCACCGACTTACCGCCGCCGCACCCGAGAACAATGCAGGGAGCGTGATAACCCTCACGCCACGCCTGCCTTGTCCGCTCGACAAGCTCACTCTGATACGGTCTTAGCGGCATTCTGCTTTTCGACCTCCTTCTTTGCACACGCTATGCACAGCTTTCTGCCGAATTTTGCAACCGAGCTTTCAACCATTTCCGCTACCGTATGCTTAGGTGTCGGCATAATGACAGCGCCGCATTCTTCACATCTGTTGGGCTCTGCACCCTCGCTGAGCCATGTGCCGAGCTGAGCACCTAAATCTTCGGTGATAACACCCGACCACTTATCGAGGAATGTTGTGTCTTTTGAAAGACTTGCGATATGCTCACGGTTTATCTGAAATGCTATGTCAAATTCATACTCGGTGTTATCACGCTGCACCGGCGCAAGTCCTATCTTGACGGGAACGGTCTTGCCCCTGTCGTTGATTTCCATAGCATAGCCCATCTTGGTACGCAGTGTAATGATTGTGTGGCAGTTGACCGACAGTATGGTATTGACAAGATTGTTCTGTATCTTTCCTGCCTCGTCCCATGCGGTATAATCGTTCTTTCCCTGACGCTGTGCTATCTGTGATTTGATGTCAAGCACTCCGCCCTCGTTATCCCATGCGTGTGAAAAGCTGTCCACTATTATTACGCCGTCCTCCCCGACCGCCTCAGCCGCCTGTCTGACGTACTCTATGTACTTTTCGGGCGAATACGGCGGTGTAAGCGGGGCGTAGAGAAATTCTCCCGTGCCGAGATCGTGACGATCGGCATAGAATCTGCCACGCTCGTGTTCTGTATCTATAAGGGCAACCTTGCCCCAGTTGCCCGTTATGCCTTTTGCGAGATAGAGCGACGAAAGCGTTTTACCGCTTCCCGACGGTCCCATGACCGCAATTCTCGCCTTTGATTTCTTTCTTGTTACGGGTGTAAATATATTGCTCATAGCTACCTCACTTTATCGTTATATACGGCTTTTTCTCAAGATGTACGGCAGGGAGCTTTTCTCCGCTGTCGAGCAACTTCTTGACCTCTGACTTGCATATGGTCGGTTTGCTGTACTTTATCAGCGATTCGTTGAATGCTTCGGCATAGTCAATAAACTGCCGCTCATCGTCAATAACCACACTGTCACGTCCCTCTGAGAACGTTATTTTTGCTCTCGGCATATCGACCTTTTTCAGCCTCATTGCCTGCATATCCTGTAACAGACGCTTTTTCAGAAACTCTGCCTTTTTGCGCTTTGTCTTTGCTCTTGCCGTCTGTTCCTTAGCTTCAAGCTCGTGGCTGTCCGCTTCACGTTCAAGGTTTTTAATGAAGCAGGCGACGTTTTCGGCCTTTTCGCCGAACTCACCCTCGATGCCTTCGAGAGTGTCAAACCACATCGTCAGCATATCGGCCTTGTATGCTTCAAGGTCAGCAATGACCTCGCCGTCATCGTCTATATACTCACCGTCCGCATTGGTATCCGGTTCATAGTCATTTATAGCGTCAAACGCATCGAAAAGCTCGGCGAATCTGCCGGTTATATCATATAATGTACTGCTCATACGATTTCCTCCGTCATTTTTTCGAAAAACTGCTTTGCTTTGCTGACAAACAGATCGTGATTACTGTCTGCGGAATTATTGCCGATGAACTCGCATAACCGCTTCGCTGCATCAATAGCTGTTGCAAGGTATGCCTTGAACGTTTCCTTGCTGTCGGGTACGCTCACTGTAAGTTCCGACTGCTCACGCTTAGCAGCTTCAAGTTGACTGCGGAGTTCTTCAAGTTTCTTTTCGCTTTCGGCTTTAAGACTGTTCATCTGCTCCGTATGCTCACGGTTTAAGCGGATAGTGTCCTGTAATGCGTCCTCCTGCACCTTGTCAAGCTGCTGCTCGTAAGTTTTGCAGATATTATCAAACGCCGTCTTGTCCATAACGCCGTCCTTAGCCGGCTCGACCGCAACTTCAACAGGGCGGTTTTCAAGCTCCTTTATCTCGGCTTCGAGCGCCGCTATCTGCTGTGACAATGCGTTCTTAGCTTTTTCGAGTGACTTTGCCTGCTGTGCGGCGGCGGATGCTTCGGCTTCTGCCGCTGACTTATCAGCTACCGCCTTGTCCTTTTCCGCTCTTATCTGCCGTATCTGCTGCTCAAGTTCACGGACGGAGGTGTTCTCAAGGTCGTTTTTTTCGGTTATCTCAGTACGTTCTTCTTCAGAAAGGGAAGATAAAAAATAGAGCTTTTTCACTCCGATTTGTTCACTCGAGTGAACAAAACTTTCGGGTAACTTTTCAATAACTTTAATGTAACTGTACACCTGAACTTTTTTTAGTCCTGTTTCCTGTTTGCAATAATCCTCAAATGTGCTATACCCCAGTTCCTTATAGAGCTTGCTGTCCCTCATCTCTTTAAAGCCCTTGCACATCTCATACAAGCTCTGCTGTGCTACCTGTGCCGCCGCTTTAATGTGATAGTTAAGGTTTACTGCCTTGACATAATCGTCTGTTACCGCCTTTTCTGTATCCGCAGGCGGTGTGCGAAGTCCGGGAATTATCATGCTGTTTTCCTCCTTGATTTTGTTTTTGATTTTTTCGCCGCAATACCGTCAAGGTACTGCTGATACATCTTTTCGACATTGATTATTTCCTGTGGCTTTTCCTGCCCGCCGTTTGTAACCCAGTTGTTTTTATAACCTCTGCACTGGACTATTTTATAGTCGTTTGATACCTC